CCCTTCCGGTGGTTCCGCAACCATTACCTGGACGTTCGAGCAAGCTAAGAAGGCTAATTTGACCGGCAAGGACAACTGGAAGAACTATCCCCGTGCGATGCTGCGTGCCAGGGTAGTCAGTGAGGGAATCCGTACTGTTTTCCCCGGCGTTGTATTAGGCGTCTACACGCCCGAGGAGATGCAGGACATACCTACCCATGCACAGCACAAAGATATGGGCGCAGCGGTCGTTGTAGAGGCTCCTGAGCCTAAGATTTCCCAAGAGCATCCCTACAACATCTACAAAGGTGATGGAGAGGTCTATCAATCCTTCCCAGACATGGATGGATATATCGACGGGATGCGGGAACTTATTGGTCGGATCAACGGATCTAACATGTTCGACGAAGTTAAGAAAGAGAAGATCCAGCGTCTGATGGAGTTCAACACTGCGGGTATAGAAGCACTGCCTACCATCTTCAATCTGAGGATGAAGCAGGTGCTAAGGGATTCTGGTGCTCTTGCCCCAAAGCCAGTAGAGCCGCCACAGATCCTGGAAGAAGGGGTGGATTTTCTGTGAGCGGCTTCCAAGCCATAGGTAATATAAACAAGGAGTTATTTGATGTCGTCAAACAAGCAAGGATACGTTCCTACGCCCGGCAAGGCCCATCTTTTCTGGACAGATCCCAAGGCAAAGAAGCATCCTAAACAACCTGACTTTGACGGTGTTCTTATCCTGCAACGCGCCTACGCAGCAGGAGAACAACTGGCATTGTCTGCGTGGAAGAACACTGCCAGCAATGGCAATGAGTATGTGACTCTGCAAGAGAACACCTACCACAAAGATAAGTCAGAGCAGCATACCGAGGTCAAACCTAAGTATGCACCGTCTAGTGGATCGTTCAAGAAGAACTACGATCCTGATTCTGACGTACCTTTTAATTAGAACTGGTCTATAATGGTCGTACCACCAGCACAGAGGTACGGCATGATCAGTTCTAAAGAGTGTTTCAAGTGCAAGACCGTCAAGCCATTGGAAGAGTTTTACAAACATCTGATGATGGGTGACGGTCATCTCAACAAGTGCAAAACCTGCACGAAAGCAGATGTTTCAAAACACAGAACAGAAAATATAGAAAGGATTCGAGAATATGACAAAGAGAGAGCTAAAAGACCTGAGAGAAAACTTGCAAATCTCATTATCACTCACGCCTGGAGAAATGAAGATCGTAGACGCACAAAAGCTCACAACGCGGTTGCGCGAGCAATTAGTAAAGGCTTGCTTGTACGCGCCCCATGCTGTCGCTGCGGGTCTGAACGATCTCTCGCTCACCATGAAGACTACGACAAACCACTTGAAGTTATGTGGCTTTGCCAGCCCTGCCACAAGCAGCGGCACAAAGAGTTAAAAGAAGAGTTCTGATGACTCCTACCCAGAGGTCTTTAGAGTACCTGCGTGAGCAGGGCTATCTCTGCGCCATAGTTGAGAAGTGGAATCCACATGCTCGGATACGGCAGGATCTCTGGGGTTGGTGTGACATCCTGGCTATCCGCGAGAATGAAGTCCTTGCTGTGCAGGTCACGGCATCTGGTGTTGCAGACCGCATCAACAAGATCATGGCGTCTGACACAGTGGGAGCAGTAAGGAAAGCGGGTATCCGGATAGAAGTACATGGACACAGGAAGAATTCTAAAGGTAGATATGTAATGAGAATAGAGGATATATCATGATAGAAGGAATGACTTTAAGAGATTGGTTTGCCGGTCAAGCAATCTCAGGGATTTTAATAAATCTAGACGGCATGGGAAGCAACAAAGAGCTTGCAGAATTCGCATACGATATAGCAGATGCAATGATAGAAAAAAAGGGAAAAGAGCCTGACAATATTTTGCATTCAAAGATCAGAGACAAACTTGCAAGACAAATTAAAGAGTTGAAAGAACTCAAAAGGTAAATACATTCATCGTATAGAGGATATATCTTGATTATTATTGTCTCACCCATATTCGTTACAGGTGGAGTTGAATCTCTACACCAACTCGCAGACGGATTAGCAACACTCAGGATTGATAACAGGATCGTTTATATTTCACCCGAATGTGGTTTTAATATAGATGGTGAAGAATTTATTGTCAATCCTCCTCATCAAAAAATAGTTGAATATGAACGTTATAGAACAGACATTGCTTATTCTTGCAAAGTAAGTGATATCAAGCAGATAATCTTTCCAGAAGTCTTTACCAACTTTGCTAGACAACTCTGCCATCACATTCCTACCGCTGTTTGGTGGCTATCTGTAGACAACGCATTTACTGTAGACAGCCCACTCTTGCAGGAACAGACAAGGAAAGAGTTCTTTCAACTTCCTATCCAGCACTACTACCAGTCACGCTACGCAGCTAACTTTTTGCAGCAGCATGGTGTTAGAGATATCTGGGAGATATCAGATTATATAGATGATCTATATACAGCCAATGCGATTGATCTAGAGATGAAACAAACCATTCTCTACAACCCACGCAAGGGTAAAGAGCGTGCTCTTGCTCTAGCTGCACAGATGCCACACATCAAGTTCATTCCTCTTACCGGGATGGATGCAGAGCAAGTCAAAGATGAAATGATGAAGTCTAGACTCTACATAGACTTTGGTCATCATCCAGGCAAAGATCGTATGCCTAGAGAAGCAGCTAAGTGGGGTTGCGTAGTCATGTGTAGAACAGCAGGAGCAGCACAGTTCTTTGAGGACGTACCGCTGCCTCAGCACCTCATGTTCAATGACTTTGACCTGCTGCAAGGTAACCTGGCACAGAGGGTTCAGAGCATCCTTACAGACGGTTTTGAGGACGCTTGGAAGTCTATGGACAGGTACCGAAACTTCTTGACCATTGAAGACAAACAATTTATCCAGAAAGTCCATACGGTGTTCAAATGAAAAATCATATATTCGTAGCTACGCCCATGTACGGTGGCATGGGGACAGGGTTCTATATGCAGTCCATCCTGTCTCTAGTCCCCGCTATCAAAGACAATGGCATGGAACTATCCGTATCCTTCATGTTCAACGAAAGCCTCATCCAGAGGGCTAGGAACGCGATGGTGCAGCAGTTCTTAACTCACAAGCACTGCACCCACCTGATGTTCATAGACGCAGATATCCGGTTCAACCCTGCTGACGTTATCTCGATGGTGAAAGCAGACAAGGACATTATCTGCGGAATCTACCCCAAGAAGGAGATTAACTGGCAACAGGTAGCCTCAGCAGCCGCTAACGGAGTTCCTGTAGATCAACTCAAGAACTACACCGGCGCTCTGGTAGTTAACCTTGTAGGCCAGGAAGGAGAGGTTAAGGTTCCAGCCCATGAACCGCTAGAGATCGCTAACGGCGGTACTGGCTTCATGCTCATCAAGAGGGAAGTCTTCCAGAACCTCAAGAGGCGTGTACGCTGGTACTACAACGATGTGCTAGACACAGCAGGAACGATGAAGCGGGACAAGATTCACGAATACTTCCCGGTTCCTGTTGTAGACCATCGTCTGCTGTCAGAGGACTTTGCCTTCTGCACGATCGCCAGGAAGCACGGTCACAAGGTCTACGCAGCACCTTGGGTACGCCTGGGACACTACGGGTCTTACCTGTTCGAGGGTGGACTTATCCCAGCGCCTTAAAACGGAAACAATTTGATCCTAAAATAAAGTGCCAATTCCGGCAAAAACTTGAGGTCAATCATGAAAGTCAAGATTTCTTTTGAAGCAGATGTAGCGTACTTTGACGCAACCGAAATCCAGCCTCTACTGGAAGAAATGTTCAACGGCGAGACTACCGTTGTTGAAACGGATGACGAAGAAGAGTTGGAAGAAGAAGAGGAAGAGGGTCAAGAAAAAGACGAACAAACGGATAGTTAATATCCGCTTACTCCTATGAGCTGACCTCGGAAGTCAATGAACCCATCACTGTGCTTCCGAGCGATCTCTGGCATGAGAAGATGCCCGTCTTTAAAAGTCAGCACAACAAAGCCCGATCTCCAGTTGGTCGGGCTGTCTTCCAGATAATCTAGGAACTGCGGACCGTCTGTATCTGCAAGTGTTCCGGTATCTACTCCCCAACGGGTTCCCCGGTAATCGTCAAATGGCGTGACCTTAAGACTGTGAAGATGACCAGTCACGATGGTCAACCCAGCGTTAACCGTGTTGTTGTGGGTAGCGTGGACGCCACTCTTGTAGCGGTGCTTGATGACAACATTGGGCACAGGCCAGCAAGACCAACATGGGGTCCACTTGGGGAAATGATCCTTGAGAGTTAACCCTGTAACTCCTTCAAACTCAGGAACCATAGCACTGAGCCTGGATTCCAACCTGGCGTCATGGTTACCTAAAGGCCAGACTAATTGAGTGTGATGCCTAACCTTGTGACAGGCATCTTCAATTTCTTTTAGATACCCTTTACAAGCATCCAACTCTTGTGCGACTGACGGCCTTTGTTGCCACTGTGATCTCGGATATCTGGAAATTGTGGCTCCGTCAAACGCATCACCGTTGTTGACAACCATGATGGGCTTGAGAGTGTTAATAGCCCAGAGCAATCCTTGAAATGCTGTGGTGCGTATATTGGGCCAGAAGTGTGCGTCTGAGAATACTAGGACTGTGCCATCTATGATTCCACCTATATGCCTAGCTTTGATCAGGTGGACGTTGTTAGCAAACTTCTTTGCTCTCTCGTCTGTAGCCTCAAGTTGAATCTTGTATTTTTGTTCCAGACTTCTTCTTCTGTAATTTACTGTTCTGATGTTTATTTTTAGAGCTTCTGCTACTTTTACCGGGCTTTTAAATTTATTCCAGACCTCTATAAAATCTGCATCTGTATGCTTTGCCATCTAAATCTGCCATAAGATAATCATGGCGCGAACCTAATCTGCAATTTTTACAGACAGGTTACGTTATGAGTTTTTTTATCGTTTGGCAGTCTTGGCAGAACGCCGGAAAGCCTCGGCAGTAGGATAACCACTCTGCCCTGGCTTCTTAGCTGGCTTACCAGCCTTACGTCTTTTGTTGATGTTGTAGTAAAGACCACGCTTTGCTTTTGGTGTTCTCATCTACATCCCCAACGCCGTCTAGCGGCTTTACCACGTTCTCCGGTCCAACTCTTGCTACGCGCACAGAAAGACTTGTGGCGCGGTCCTGACTTGGTAGGTGCCTGTAGGTTAGATCCGGCAGCACGGGCTTTACGCCTACCCTTCTCTGTCAGGCCAGCACCTCTGCTTGCAGGTAGCTTCTCACCCCTGCCAACAGACAAATTAGGAAACTTCTTAGCCAACGTTTCTCTCGAAATGTGGACAGTCAACAATGTTCTTAAAGTTACCACCCCAGCGGTTCTTGGGGTTGAGACTCTGCCAGAACTCGCCAACCGGGATTAAAGGTTCCCTTTTGCCTACCAACTCTCCGTCCTTGAAGAAGTTCAAGTCAATGGCACACCGCTTGAGGTGCATAGAGTTAGAAGTCTTGCTCAGACCTCTTTGCAGGTAGATCGTCTGCTGCTCAGGGGTGCGAAATAGCTCGCCACCCGTGACAACAAACCCTAGCTCAAAACACTTGTCAATAAGCCTAGCAACGTCCTTGAGGAACTCTGCTTGCTCTGCTACAAGACTCACGGCTTTTCCTGTAGGAAGACAGCCCCAAACGCCGCAGCAGCGGTGCCAAGGTGAACCAATGCCTCTCCGGTGCCTGGTGGAATGCCAATCAACGGTGAAAGAATGTTGATGAGAATGGCAATACCAGCCCATGAGCTAGGTTCTTTAAAACGTTCAATGAGGTATTTCATAGTCCTTCCCCAGGAGTGACGTAGACGGTTGGAGTTTGAGACGAAGAAATGAAAGATATGTACACATTCGCGGTGCTAGAACACTGTGGCCCACTCAGCACAATTGATTCCTGTGGCCTGATAGGTACTCCATACCCAGGAGTGCCAGACGTTGGCACAGCAGCGTTCGCGCCAGAAGTAGCCGAGATTCTGACATACAGTGGTTGGCTACCTGATGTCTCATGATTGACAAACAGATACTGGCTGCAAGGACTGTCGGCAAAAACATTTGAACTTGCAAGGGAAGAACTCCCCGACAAAACAAACGTCTTCCCCATAGGGTAAAAAGCCTGGTTATAAGCCATCAGTAGATCCTCTTACCAGCACCGCTAGTAGGGTTCAACTTGGTGTTGTACGGTCCTTCACAGAAAGGCAGAACAGGCCGGAATCCACCTTTCGGTAGTTGTCCTGCCTCCCACCGCACCATGTCTTTGCTTCCGTCACGGGGGAGCTGTGGTCGTACAGACTTGGCAATCTGCTGGTTTATATCGTTGTCACGTTGATGTGGACGATGCTGCATTTCTTGGCTCCTTAGCAACAAGAATAAGGTAACAAAAGAACACATAGATTCCAAGGGTGGCAACCCTCTCCCATGTGGGTTCGTACATCACCCAGCAACTTAACCCACAAGAGGTCAGTATGCTAATGATGGTAATCAGACGCTCGGTAATGACTGTCAACGCTAACTTGATCAACTGGATAGCTTCCATATTTTCACTCATCATCAGATAAAAAACCCGTACCCCACTCAGAACCCTCATCCTTGAGTTTGATAGCCTCTAACTTGAGAGCACGGTCGATAACCTTCATCTTAGCATCAAGACTAGACTCTGGGTCTGCAATAGTAGCCTTAAGCACATCTAGGATGGCCTTCTCAAGGTCTGGATTGATACCGCGTTTCTTGCTCATTATTCTTCCGGTTCAACCTGCCTAAGACCAATACCGCTTAATGTTCCCGTAGTAGCAGGACTTCTTGCCAAACCTTGGATTACAGCCTGACTTGCACGCCCAGCCCTAGTTGCAGCAGGAGGTGGAGGTTGCAAATTCCTTTGCAGAGTTCTTTGGAACGGAGTGCTGAACCGTGCAAGTGCTTCTACAGCACCAGTTCTGACTCCAGCAGCTTGACCCGCAGCAGCCATTTCTGGAGTGTACGAACGTCCGGCTGGTTCCCATCTTGCTCTCATTCCAAGATTTCTCCCCAACAAACCAAGTTCATCTAATCCAGTTGGTTGATATCTGACAGACCCAGTTCTTTGACCAAGCATATTGCCAAGACGTTCGAGACTAATATCACCATTAACAATCCCACCTTGTTGCATCAATTGCTCAAGGTTTACAGTATTTCTGTACAAAGGATTTAGTCTGCGTATTTCAGCAAATATCTGTGGGTGATTTCTGGCTATTGATTGGTCAATGCCTTCTAGAAGATCAAATATCCCCTGCCTAGTTGCCATGTCAGAAGAATTTCTGGCAGCAGTCAACAACCCGGATCTTACCCTTTGCAACTCAGGACCATTGGCAGAAAACGTAGCTGGATTAGCTCCAGGCCTTCTTGCCATTTGTTGATAATTGTTTAGTATGTTGTTAACTGATTGTCTAGCAGCAGGACTTACACCTGCCGCAGCGGTAGGCAACAGGTTTTGAATATTTGCTACGTCCTGCAACGCTTGAATAGACTGCGGATCAAGACGGATCTGTTGATTGGCAAACAAGTTTTCGTACTCGTTCCCAAGTGCACCAATACGATTTCTGATAAACGCATCATCAATTTCATTTACACCAGGAACGCCAGTAGTTTCTGATGCAAGTTGATTTGCTCTTGTTTGGCTCTGTCTACTACTAGAAAGACTCATTGGGCTGGATTCTCTAACTTGAGGAGCCTTTACTTGCAATCCAAGCTCTTCTGCCCGTCTCGCTAAACGTTCTCCAGTTTGAGTGGCTTCCCCTCCGACCAACCGTCCGGCGCCCCTAGCCATCCTTGGAGTTGACAAACCTAAACCACCTAAAACTTCACCAGCAGTTCTATACCCACTGACTTCTTCTCTAGGTGGTTGAATGCCAACCTTTTGAAGACCTTTTTCTGCTTCTTTCACGGTTGGAAAAATTGTCTGTCTACCTTTAGGCTTTTCGTCAGTCTCTGGAAGAATGCCAATAGTCGCTAAGTTCTGACGCGCAGCCTCTGGAAACATTTTTGGCAACTCGTAAGCACCAAACTTTTCCAATTCGCCAAGACCGCCTGCAACGCCTGTAGCCGCACCATAAAGGCCAGCCCCAACCTTCTCACCAAAAGAAGGTTCTTTAACTGGCTTTTGAGAAAACTGTGCTTTTTGTTTGCGTAATTGAAGAAGTTCTAATTCTTCTTTTTCACTTAGGTTGAGAGCCACGGGCTTTCTCCTCTAGTTCTTGCAAACGCTTTTCATCCTTATCAGACCAGCCCTCTCCAGGCCTTACAACTTGAGAAGCGGATTGGCCTACAGTTGGCTTGCCTTTTGTTCTGGCAGTGGCTTCTCTGTAAGCAACAGCAACGTCCCTAGTGTTGTATGGAATTGCTTTTTCAATTCTTTTTACTAAGTCTTGAGCAGCCTTTGCTTGAAGATCAGTCATCAACCCAGAGTCAATTGCTGGTTGAATGTTTTCTGTTGCAATACGCTTAATATCTGCCAATTTCATTGCAACCTTATAGGGGTCATCTACACCAGCATTGATGTATGTACCTTGTTGCATTTGATTGGCAAGCGTTGCAAGTCCGCTGGCAAGACCGCTGCTTTCAATTGCAGCTAGGTTTCTGCCAATTCCTGTAAATGTGGTGTTCATCAATTCGGCGTCAACAGGAGCAATCTTGCGTCCTATTTGATTCCTAATTGCGTTGAACATGCCGTCTTTAGTTTGAAGATTTGGTAACCATCCGGTTGTTGACCCTTGTGGAAGTTCCACAATAGTTTCAATTGCAGAGGCGACGCCACCCAAAGCGTTTACGGCGCGTTGAGTAATGAATTGTTGTTGAGAAGCTCTTTGGGTAGTTTCTTTTGTAGGTCTATTCTCAACCCTAAACTGAGCCATATCACGCTGAAAATCTCTACGTTCTTGATCTCTTCTTGCTTGATCTTGAAGCCGTTCCTGTTCTCTTCTTGTCCGCTCTTGTTCTTGGTACTCAACTCTTTCTTGAGCAGCAGCGGAAGTTGCTTTCCTAGATTCGTTTGCAAACCACTCTTTTTGCATCTCAGCAGAGTAGGCATCTTCTTTCTTTTGCAGCGCACCAAGAACAGTTTCCAATCTTTTCTTGTTGGATTTCAATTGTTCAAGCGTAGCAACAAGACCGTACTTGTCAATGTTGGTGTTGATAAACGCAGCATCCCGCTCGATAGCAGCAATCTTCGCCTTGCGAGTTGCGCTATCAATATCATTTTTTGACTGAGCAATCTCGTACTCAAAAGCCTTTTCCAGAGAGTCAAGAGTCGATCTCAACGCTTTCTGGTTAGTTTCAAATATCTGACGTTGCTCTTTTGCGTACTGGTCCCTACCTTTGGAATACCCGTCTGCCATGCCATTCATGGCGGCAAGAGCAGCCTTGGCAGTGTTTTTGTTGTTCCCGCCTAGCAGGAATCCGGCAGCACCAATAACACTAAATACAGCAGCAAGAGTTTGAGCATTTTGCTGATTAGGGTTAAACGTAGACTTCTCTGCAATCTCTTTGCTTTTCTCTTGAATAGTCTTGTATGCAGGAGAATCATAAAGACTTTTTTCTAATCTACCTCTTGCATCGTCAACTTCACGCAATGCTTTAGCTTCTGACTCTGCTTTGCTTTTGGCCTGTTCAGCTTGGAACCTACCTTGATCTGCCAAGTTGGTAATGATCTTGGCATCCAGGTTGGCAGTCTCGGTAGCAATCCTTGCACGCTCTCTTTCAATGCCTGGTCGCGGGTCTGCCGGACGTTCTATAGACGGAAACCCAACTTGTTTAGGAGCAGGAGCGGGTGTGGGAGCACCTAACCCAGCAAGTGGCTTATTAAGCTGTTCCGTAAAGAATAGTTCAGCCATGATTAACCCTTGGCAGGTTGAGTCGCTTGGATGACAGTTGGTGCAGCCATCTTCATAAGGTTACCAAAGTAACTGCTGTACAGACTAGCAATTTCTTGGTCAGCGCGGATACCCTCTTGGATAGCCTTGGCAGTGTACTGGTCACCTATACCCGTCAGTTTGAGACCAAAGTCTTCCCTAGCAGCATTTAATCTCTGACGCAATTCTTCCTCTGCACGTTGGGCCTGTGCAGCACCTACGCCACCACGCTGTGCCTGTGCCTGTGCAGCCCTAGCACGCATAGCATCCAACTGCTGTTGCCCAACCGGACTTAGTTCACCGCGCTGCGCCGCTGACAGTTCTGCTTGTCCACGCTGGGCGTAAGGTTGTCCCAGAGCACGGATCTGGTTAGCGTACTCTTGTGCGCCTTGACGGGCTTTACGGGCTGTAAGAGCAGTCTGCACTCCACCTGCAAGGCCAAGACCTAGACGCAACTTGTCATCTTTGCTAAGACCAGACAGAAATCCTTCTTGTGTTTCTTGAGAAGGCGCTCCAGCACCGCGAGCTTGTTGTGAAAGCGGCAAACCAATGTCTTTTGCACTTAGACCAGGAGATACTGGCTCTACAGGCGTAGGCCCAGGCATGAATGCTTCACGGCTAAACGGTTGAAATTGCTCACGTTCTGGTAATGCAGGGGGCATTGGCAAGTTGTATGCTGCGTCTTGATATTCCGGTATGGCAACTTGCGAAACAATTTCTTGGCTGGGAATGTTGACCGTTTCAGGAGGCATTGGCAATTCGTACCCTGCATCTCCGTATTCTTCACCGGCATAGAACTCCAGCAAACCCGTATCTGGGTTAGTAGTTCCAGACCCACCGTAGTCCCGCAGTAGTGCTGCTTCTTCTGGGTTGATGTGCGCTAGGATGGTATCTCCGTTCCTGCCTTTACCTTGCAGCAACTTGGCAATCTTGCGAAGATCACCGCCCATACGGGTCATTTTGCGTAGTTCACTCATTTACAACCCCAGCGCGTCACGCAGACGCAGTGATTTTTCATTCCAAACATCCTGGCGTTCGTCACCAGTTCCTTTTCCTTCTATAGCACCAGCAGGTCTATACGCCGCCAAAGCATCTGCCAAAAGTCTAGGTGTCGTAGCACCCGTAATTATAGGCGTTCTAGGACGTCTTTTAGGAGGAACACCCGTAACCGTTGGATATATTTGTCTAGGTTCTTCTTCTTTCTTAGGCTCTTCTTCAGCATCAGGTTCTTCTTCTTTATTAGGCTCTTCTTCAAAATCAGGTTCTCTAGCGGCAGTAACCGTAACTCTGTCTAGTTCCGCTGTTGGCCTTCCGGTAGATACGTCTGTTACCACCGGCGAAACATTAGATTCTGGTTCCCGTTTTCCAGTAATGATCACTTGTTCCAGTTCTCCGGCGTTGGGATCTGCCGCTACTGGCGCAGTCTCTTGGGCGATCAGGTCAATAATCTGCTGGTCTGTCGAGGCAGGAGTTGCGCTACGGGTAACGTCCGTCACTACGTCAGAAACAACTGGCTGCTCTCTTTGGCCTTGGATTGTTACCGGGTCAAGCGGGACAGCATTAGGGTCTTCTACCGGAGGGGGAGAAATATCTTGGAAAGGATCAACAATCTGGTCTTGATCAGTAGTCTCTGCACCGCCTAAAGTATCTTGACCAGCCTCACCTGCAACCGTGTCCTGACCCTCTGCCTGTGCGCCGAAAGTAGATGACAGATCCTCTAAAGCATTATTGATGCTTCTCTCTGTCTTTTCTATAGAGTCACCAGCTTTAATACCGGCCATAGCCGCGTTAAACAGGCTTTCTCCAGATACTTCTCCAGTTATGACTGTGCTTCTTGCAAGACTACCCAGAGCAGCGCTACCAGTTGCACCCTGCACACCAGCGCCAACCCCTGCTGCAAGAGCATTCATCACTACTTGGTTGGCATCTCCACCGGCAATCGCTGTACCGGCAATAGAGCCAGTTACGGCCCCGGCAACGCCTCCACCCATCTGCACGTTGATGCCAGATGCAGCAGCACCAGATGCAGCAGATTGCAAAACCTCTTGAAAGTCTCCACCCTTAGCAAGCGTAGTAGCAGTGTTGATAGCAGCAGATCCAACAGCAGCATTAACGGCTGGAGAAGCCCCTGTAATACCTGCTTGTGCAAGGATGCCAGAACCAATTTCAGAACTCATGCCAGGAACCATAAGGGCTAACGTAACAATTCCCAAAAGTCCTGAAGTGGCACCTTCTACTTTGTGCACATCTGCGCTCATTGCCTGAGTAAGAGGATCAGGCTTAGGAGCATAAGACGGGTTGTCTCGATAAAAATCTGCCCAACTTAATTTACCTTGTTGGGCTAGGCTGTAATCTAAAGAAGGTTTGTTTGCATTTATAAATGCTACATAATTGGGATTGTTTGCTAAACCCGCTACTACGCCAGTCCTCCCGTATGCACCGTAACGTGAACTGGAATAATTAAGTTGGTTCTTACCTGACTCATCTAAAGAGTTGTAGTAAGCGTCTTCATAAGATCCTGGGGTAAATGGACTTGGCATTACATTTCTCCAGCAACTTTGCCAATGCCCACAAGCGCCGCCAGAGTGATGTAATTTGTCTCTTCTGGAAGTTCTTTCTCTGTCAAAATCTCTGCGCCAATCAACTGCTCACGAAGCATGGCATACAGTGATTTATCCTGTATAGCAGCCTGCGCCATCTCTCCCACGGCAGCCATCGTCCTGGGATCAAGCCCATGTTGTTGCATAAACTGCTGTGCAGCAGCCCGTGCCTGTTGCATTTGATCTTCCATCATAGGTTCAAAACCTTAATGATCTGCTCGTGAATGCTCAAATGTACGCCTATCCAGTCGTAAAAGTCATTCTCTACGTTCCAGTCTGAGTCTAACAACTGGAAAGGATTGTCTAACTTTAACTGACTGGCTATCCTCTCATGCTCCTGATTGTGGACAAACAACCAGTCATCTAGGTTACTAGGATCAGCATCAGAGATAGGGTACTGAGGGATGAGAATACCCCTGTCAGCCAAAGTCTCGTAAAACAACTTGTGTTGAACACCATTTTCAAACAAAAACCTGCCCAACCCATCTACATCTCCAAATTCTAGTGTAGAAAGATCGTCCATATTCATGTTAAATGCCCAGCAACTTCTTCACAAACTCTGCTGCTACGCCTGGACCAAACAAAACTGCTGCAATTACTGCGTAAAGAAGATACTCGATCTTGGTCATTCGCTTGTCTCCAGCGGATAATGACTCAGATATTTTGCCGTATCTTTCAGAGCAAATTGCTTCGTGCACAGCTAGTTTAGTCTCAGTTGTCTCAGTCATTTTTAGTCTATAACAGGCCAGACAATAGAAAATGGGTCTTCTTGGGTCGTAATATCCCGCAATTCTTGCCGATAAACAGCCCATTTATCTTTGTCAGCAGGTGAATCTGCTAACTGAGTCCAGTCAGATTCGGATAACAGACGGTTACGCTGCTGCCGTATAGCCGTCCATTCATTACTAATCCGTTCTTTCAACTCTTGTTCTGTTTTAGGCTCTACATCAACCGTGCAGCACATCCCTTCATACAGGTGTGGCGTAGCAGGAACCAGTTTTTCAGTTGCATGGTTATAGGGCTTCCACACGGTGATGACGTAGTACCCTTGGTCTGCTATCCAGTCTAGAGTAGGTCCACGGTCACCAAACGAAGTGTTGGGAAACCACTCTGTGTGGTCTTTAATGATCAGGTCTTGATTGGCAAGTAACATTGCTTACCTCGTTGGGAATGCTGCGGTTGGCGTGGTGGTGACGGTGCGGGCCACGCCTTTGGTGATGCGTATATCTTGAAGATATCCATTTAAGGTCAAATTAGACGTTGACCAATCGCTATACCCAGCCGTTATTGGTTGACTAAGGTCTGATTGAGCGTATGAAGAAGTGGTTGTTGCAATAGACGTACCGTTGCGATAAACGGTGTATACGTTGCCGCTTCTAGTTAAAGCAAAATAATACCAAGTGCTAGTCGCCCAACCAGAAGTTGAGCCTTGAGAAGCCAATATCTGGTTGGATCCGCTTCTGGCAACAACATATGTTAAACCAGTTGAATTATCAAAATACAAAATTGTTCTGTCTGCGGAATTGCCAACACCAATTAAACATTGGGCAGATGCCAATGTATTAAAGTAAACCCATCCTTCCCAAGTAAAGTCGCCACTAACAGGGGTTACATTGGTTGTAACCGTTCCTTTTAATCCATCCCCCGTCCCATCAAACTTCATGCTCGTAGGCGACCACTTGTACTGTGTGGTGCTGGCCTGAGCATCCCCCACCGTCAGGGCATTATTCTGCCAAGCAGCGTCGTAGATTCCGGCGTTGCCAAAGTTGGTGAGGAGGGAGGTGCCGCTTACTGCGGTGACGGGGATGGTTGGAGGTGTGAAGGCGGCGGTGTAGATTGCGGTGCCTTTTACTACACGAATATTTGAAGAATATCCATTTAACGGAACAGTGGCGGTTCTACTAGCAGAAATGTACATTGTGCTAGTTTGGTTAAAATTGTCATTAACCGCGCCTGCGCTTGCAATTTCTTGAACGCCATTAAGATAAATTTTTAAATTTCCAGATGCGCTTCCAGAACGAACTACAGCAATGTGATACCACGCATTTGCCACAAGAGTAGTAGTCGACCCCGTCAAATTTGATGCCGTATAACTAAACTGAATTCTTGCGCCGGTTGTGGTATTTAATGACCATCCTGTAGCCGCAGCACCTTTGCTAATTAAATTATATGCAGTTGAAGTGGCTCCAGAAATGTAAAACCATCCTTCAATTGTAAAATCACCAGTGCTAAGTTGTAGTGCCGCGTTGTCAGCAAGACTTAAATAATCCGTACTCCCATTAAATACCCCACTCCCCCCATACGTCGCAGCACTGTACGATGCCGCCGGGGAGAAGGGTTGGAAGGCTTGGACTGGCGGGGAACCAGAAACAGTTAATGTTTTTGGACTTGAAGAATTGTCTTTTACTCTATTGTCTTGTAGGGTTAATAATAAAGTATTTGCAGAGGACGTTAATGGAGAAGTTGGAACTGTAAAAGTGCTTCCGCTGTATATGTTGGTATTTGAGACTCTAAAATTAGACATGTACCCAGTAATACCATTTGTGTACGAACCGGAGTCTAACCATCTTCCAATTTGCAAAGAACCACTAATAGAGTTGGGAACGCTTCCTGTGGCTTTTTGAACCCCATTTACATATACGGTTACAGTAGAACTACTCCTAACTAATGCTACGTGATTCCAAGAATTTAAAACTACTGGGGCGCCGCTGCTAATTGGAGTTCCAGCATCAGCAAAAACATTAATAGATGGACCGCCTGCATTATATGTGCAAGCTAAAGAATTTGGATTTTGCGTGTCATCTATACCAAAAAAATTATTGTTTGCAGAGGAAGATGGGAAAAACCAAAACTCTATTGTAAAATTTGCAGATAAAGATGTGGTTCCACCAACACTTACGTATTGAGTAGTGCCATTAAAATAGTTAGACCAATACCCGCTAGGCTGATACGGCGTAAACGCTCCCTGAGTGGGTGTGCCGTTGCGGGTGATTGTGAAGTTATTTGTAGATGAGTCTAGGAATGTATTGTTCTGCTGCCCGTTAGTGCTGGTAGTGTTCAGCAGTAGCGGAACATACGGAAAATACGGGTCTGTCGCGGCGGCTGCGGCTGCGGCTTTCCCAGATTTAGATGCGGCAAACATTATGTGTAGTTCTGTCCAATAGTGGTGCCGTACCAGCTTGTTCCGTCAGCAAAGAAAGAATAAATGTCTTTCTTGCTTGCCGTGCTGGTGATGGTAGGCGCAGTGCCAGAAGGCCACACAACCGTTGACCAAGTAACAGTTCTGCTACCAGTAGCATCCTGGGCCAGAATGATCACAAAAGACTTACCTGCCGTAGCAGTAGGCATTGTGATCGTTGCATTGCCAGTCAACGTAAGTTTCTGAACCGTACCGTTAGCCAGATCTACCGTGATTGCCGTACTGGTATTGGCTGTATACAGCGTTTCTGTATAGTTGGTGACGGTTGGATTGGTCAGCGTTGGTGTTGTTGAAAATACCAAGTTGGCACTAGTTGTTCCGGTAGCGCCAGCAGCCGTGTAACCCGTGATGTTATTAAACGCAGTAATGCTTGCTGACGTAGAGTTAGTTCCACCGTTAGCCACAGGCAAAGCAGTGCCAGAATAGGCAAGAGTTAAGTTGCCAGATGACGTTACCGGAGATCCAGTAACCGTAAATATAGCTGGTGCAACCAACCCAACACTAGTAACCGTGCCAGACCCAACACCAGTTGCAGACAGTGTGCCGGTAGAGAAACTTAATCCAGAGCCAATGGTTACACTAGAGAACCCACCAGACCCGTTGCCGTACAGAATAGATGAGCCAGATGTTGCTGGAGCGTAATCAGTACCGCTACTAGCCGCAGAAATGGCAGTTCCGTTGCCTTTTAGCAGGCCGGTGACGCTGGTAGACAGAGTAATGGCAGGAGTAGTCGTAGCGTTGGCAACCGTACCTGCAAGTCCGTTAGCGCTGACTACAGATACAGTAGTAACGGTTCCAGAACCTCCACCACCGGCAGCAGCGTTGCTAGTCCAAGTGGTTCCGTTGCTGGTAAGTACGTTACCGGCGGTGCCTGGTGCTACAAAAAGAACAGCCCCGGTGTTGTTACCGAGAATGACGTTGTTAAGCGTGAGGTTTGCCTTTCCAGTTCCACCGTTAGCAACAGAGACCTGACCGCTCAGGCTAATATCTGGGGTGCTTCCACCGCTAGATGCTAGTGGAGTGGTTGCGGTAACACTAGAAATGTTGCCACCACCACCTCCTCCCCCACTTGTGGATACTGTCTTTAACATGGTTTACCTCAGAGTCCGTCACCAGGGGTAATGTACAGAGAAGCAGATCCTGCTGCTGTAATTCCTGAAAAATAAGCGTTGGGAACAAACGATAGTATCTCGTCTGTACCCGCTAGAAGGGGGATAGAAGACGCTGTAGTGCTAATTGTAACCGCGTTGGCTATGGCATTAGCACTGCTAGACCCTACACCCAAGAATACGGTCACGCTACCGGCGTTAATAATGCGGTACTGGTTTCCACCTAGCGTAGTCGAGACTGCTTGTGCAGAAGTAGTAGGAGTGCTGTTGGTAGCGGTAAAGATTACCGTATTACCCATAGGGGTAAATGCTTGAATTCCCATTATTTGGCCTCCAGTTGGGCAATACGGATACGAAGGGATTGAATTTCTTTAACAAGCATTGGGACCAGTTTGGAGTAGTCCACAGCCATCATTTCGTCAGGGTCTGCGGGTTGATGAACCGCTTCTGGCGCAACAGACACAATCTCTTGGGCTACAAATCCATAACGCTGGTGAGTGTTATCTGTTTTCCAGTCAAACTTACGTACTTGCAAAGAGTCAATCAAAGACGAAGCAGAATCAGCGTCTTGAATGTTTTCTTTCAGGCGCTGGTCAGAGGTGACGTTGTACAAAACCGCTGCTGTACCGGATTGGGTAATAGAGCCAATTGTGGTAGCGTTGTAGTTAAACCGCGCATACATGGTTCCACTAGCAGACCCACTAATGTGGCTCAGGTCAAGCCCACCAGTGTTGCCAACCCCATAACACATACTGTATGAATTTGCTGGCCCTTGTCCCGTCTGCCCTACCAGCAGGTTGCCGGAGGAGTCGAGGTAAACCTTTGCGCTACTGTTTGTCCACAGTTGTAAAGAATTGTCAGATGCTTTGGCGTACAAACCGTTGCCAGTCTGCCCTGCGCCTGTGAACAACGTGAAACCAGACGAATCCAATGCAAAGTAGGCGCTGTTTGAGCCGTTGGTAAACCGGGCAACATCACCAGAGCCTTGCACGTGAAGTCTGTTACCGGGAGAACTCCCGCCCAACCCAATACCCAGCCCTGTGCTGGTCAGGCGCATTCCTTCGGTACCGCTGTTAATAAACGCAAGGCTTGAAGCAATATTTTTAATGGTTGCGCTATCAGTAGTATCTGCCATGATGAAACTAGCAGACGCTCCAGACAAATTTTCAATTTTGGCAAATGTTGCGCCCGTAACAAATTGAGCACCAGTAGGCTTTACATAAAACGTGCTGCCATCCCAAGTCAACGCAGACCCAGTGGTCAAAGCACTACCGCTGCTGGCATAGACAACACCGCCAGACGTAAACGACGTTAGTCCAGTACCGCCAGACGCAGTTCCTAGAGCGTTTGTCAGCGTCAACGTACCGACATTAGCTGTCGTGACGTTTGCAGTACCGATAACCGCATTTGTGATATTTGCGGTAGTAACGTTAGCCGTAGTAACAGACACGTTTGTCAGCGTGACATTGCCACTGCTGATAGTCGTATTTGCCAGGGTAATGTTGTTGAGCGTGGTGATCGTATTGCCTAACTGGACAGACGTATTGCCAATCGTGATTGGCGTAGCAAAGTTGGCATCTAGTTGTGCCAGCGGTATAGACCCACTCTGCGTAGAAAAGGTATACGTTACAGCCATTTTAGAATCTCACTCTCAATTCATGTTCAAATTCAAACGTGCTGACAATAAACGCTGCGTTAGAACTGGTTATTGTCAACCCCAAATATTTACCGTACTGCTGCGCGTCTGACTTGTACAAAGCATAGCTATTAGAAGGCGTCCAGTTAACAACATTATTGCTGTTGTTAGTCCAAGTCACCGCAGATAAGAAATTATTAAGCCAGGTTATGAACGTAGTCAGCGTATATGACTGCGCCGTACCCGTAGAAGTCTCATTATCTACGCTAACCGTAAGCGTAGTATAGTCCGACAAGGTGGCTTCTATGCCAAACTTCAATGCTTGCTTTGTCCGTATGGCATCTCCCATAGGCATCAAAGCAGTCTTGATTTTACTCGCTACCTGCGCCGTGCTGTTGGCATACAGACGGTACAGATTCTTTCCGTCTACGCCGTACAGTCGGATTAAACCGGCTGAAGGGACGGAAGTGATGTAATCTAACTCCCCTTGGGAGGTCATGAACCATTTCTTCTCGAAGAAGACGGCCTGGACCTGCCTCGGACCAATTTCCGGGTCGTTGTAAGTGAAGTTGAATGCCGCGCATAGGATGTTATTTAGTAGAACCTGACCACCAGAAACCGGCAAAGAGAAATCTATGTTAGGGAAAACCCCGTCTAGATCGTCTGATAACTTGCTGGTAGTAGATCCAACAAGAGAATAGATTCCGTAGTCGTTCATAAACAGAACAGACCGGAAGAACGGGAAAATAGCGTAGATCCGCTTTGTTCCTACGCTTGCAGAAACGTTAGTATTGGTAAATAACGTCTGCCCATTAGTGTCAACCCTAACATCAGAGAAGACATTGATGCTGTCATCCCCAAAAATGTACAGAAAGTTGTTGGCAGACAGTAATGCACGGATATTGCCGTGTAACGTCGAGTCTGTAATGACAAAAGCACCGGCAGACGCTCCGGTGAAATCACTGTAAGAATCTGCTGCTGAGTAATAAACGGTTCTACCGGCTGCAACCCATGTTCTACCCGAGAACGTCGCTACAGAAACAATCTCATCTGTGTTGACAACTGCTGTCGCAGTGGCTACAGCGTTGTTGCCAAGAGGTGATGATGGTGGAGCAATTGATACAGTAGTGTTGGCTAGATAACCAGTACCAGGGTTGTCCATCACAATAGATGAGACAGAGTTTCCTAAGACCACTGCAACGGCATTGGCAGACGTTCCTACGCCCGTAATCGTCACGCTAGGGGTAGACGTATACCCAGAACCACCGTTGGTCACCAGAACGCTTACAGTGCCTTTCTTGAACGTCAAAATCTGGGCTATAGCATTTGCGTTTGCCCCGCCTCCACCGGAAAACGTTACGGTAGGAGGACTGGTATAACCTGTTCCTGCGTTGGTAAGCGTTACAGAGTTAACTCCACCCGTAGATGGTATGGCTGTAGCCGCTGCGCTAGAGCCTCCACCGCCAGAAAAACTCACAGATGGTGCAGACGTATATCCAGACCCTGCTTCAACCATAGAAACAGCTACAACAACACCACCTTGTATAGCTGCAATAGCCGTTGCCTGTACGCCTCCAGACAGGTTGGGAGCGCCCATAGTCACCGTTGGGACTGATGTGTACCCACTACCACCGGCTGTGACTTGCACGGCCCTGACGCCGCCAGAACCAGAGACGATCGTACAAACAGCAGTAGCCTGTACCCCGTTAGAATCGTTAGGCCCGCCGATAGTCACGGTAGGTGCAGTCAAATACCCACTACCTGGGTTTGTGATTGCTATTAAACCTACGGAACCAATAGATACAACGTTGTTAGAGTTCCAACTAAATAGACCCTTTGACGGGTCACCAATGATCAACCGTTCGTTTTTCCACTGCGCGGTAGATACGTTCGCATTGCTAAACGTGCCAGACACGGCTACGTTAGACAGAACATTAGAAGATAGATTAAACGCTTCTGATCGACCATTGTCTTCAAAACCGACAACGTAATCGGTTTGGTCGATATTGGTAGACGTTAGGTAAGTAACTACGTTGCCAAAAACAACGGCACTATTGGTGCTGTTAGATACCGAAGACTGCGCCGGAACAATCTTAATGTTGGAGTCGCCAATAGGCATGGCATTCTCTAGCCACGCAAATTCGTCCTCGTTGATCGCCGTCCGCTGGGCTTTAGTATTTATCCCACGGAATCTCTTGAGAACAGCATAGTTTTTTTTCTGTTCTTGAGATGCCATTTAGTAAGAACTACTGTAGGGGTCTGGAATACGGCGTGTAGATACCGTTGTCAGGACAGATTGAACCTGGCGAATATAATCTTGCCGGAAAATCTCCGCTTCACCATAACTCTGTTCCTTGTACTTGGCTTTGTAGCAAGCGTAGTACGCCACGGGAACAGTATACGGATCAAGAATAGAGTCTGCAACAGTTGGATTAGACAGAACCAGTTCGGTAGGCAGAACAACCGTGTCTAGTTCCATGCTGTAAGACTGGTCTGGAATCGGAGAGATATAAAGTTGGTTTTGACCGTAAGTTGAAAAGCACACAGGCCGTCCAACGTAGTTCTGCCAGTACCGCAACTGGGCGTTGAAGTTTGTCCAGGGTAGATAACGCAGCGGAATACGGGAATTACCCCAGTAGATATTGATGTTGAGTACGTCTAGCGTAGATGCGCCGTTAGGCAGGGCAGAAAACGGAATAATTTCTGCGTTTTGGACGTAGAGCAGGGTTGCTGTTCCGTTTGTGAACGCAGTTGACGGCGGGAAATTGCTACCAGAAGCCGGGTATGGTGGAGCTGAAGTAGCCAGTGTTCCACCAACCGTAACCTGATAGATAAAGATATTAGAGAAAACGTACTGACCAGCGGTAACTGCTAGGCCAGAAGACCATGCAATGGCGGCAGTGCCGTTAGGCGCAAGTGGTGTAGCGGATATTTGAAGGGTGCGGAGGCAACCAGTGTCTCTAACCACTCTCTCACGGGCAGAATTGATGTAGCTCGTGAGTTCATCATTGGTCCAGAAGTTCCCGTTGGCATCGTGGAGAAGTCTTCTGCAATCTGTGATGTATGAGTTGAGGGTCGCCATAATCCAGCCATTCTAAACCCTCAGGAGACTTTTCCCCCCGCCGTTTTACGGACGGGCAGGGGTACTACGCCTACCGCCGAGGGAATGCGGTCCTGCGCGGCTGTCGGGCTAATCTTAAACATAGCCAAACGATCCAGTCCAATCTCAACTTCCGACGAATGCCGGACAAACCCCAGCCTTACGGCATAAGGCAATTTATCTGTGTCACGATACCCAAAAATATGCGTTGCTGCATCAACAGGAATTGATACCTCAACGCCTTTCTTGAAACTGTAGTCAACACCGGAATAGCGGTCTGCTAAATCGGTGTCGCTACAGTTAGTGACAAAAACTTCACTCACAGAACAAGAACGTCGCCAAGAACAGTAACGCTGACCGTAGCATTTGCAATCGTAGTGACAGCAACCCACAGAGCATTTGCCGTAACCAGAGTCGTGTTAACACTGGTATTAGCGGTAAGAAACTGGTACTTGGTGTTGCCAGTCACGTTACCGATGGCAGTGGTGGTGAAAATGGCATTTGCCAGGTTTCCATCACCGCTCGTTAGGATTGCTACGTTTGCAGTAGCAGCGGAAGAGTTAGCGTTGTAGACAATGGCTTGACGCGCTAGGAATGACGTACCCGTCACTCCCATCACGACAGCAACGTTACTAACGGCGTTAACTGGAACAGCGTCAGCAGCAGCAACAGAGAAGTACCCAAACGCATTCGGGTACTCAGCACCTACATGATTAGAGTTCATTACTCACCTCACGAACTAAATGTGCCAGTCGCCGCAAGCCCACCGTTAACCGTCAACAGGGTCAGGGTCTGCGTGCTACCCAAAGAGTTGGCATACACGTTCTGACCGTCGCTAATTACGAAACCACCAGTGTTGTTACCAATAACGGTGCTGTATCCAGTTCCGTTGTTAGCAATAATGGTGACGTTCCCGGTTGGGAACATGAGGTAAGTACCAGCAGGAATAACGTTACCAGCACCAGTTGTAACGCTCAGAGTTGTGGTCTGAAAGTAAGCACCAGTGGTGTTGGAATTCGCGCCAGCTACAAGGATTTTGTTAAAGGCTAATGCCATGACTTTCTCCTTACAGGCTCAAAGAGTTGTAAGACCCAACCCGTGTCATAGACTTGGGTTTGGTACTGACCATCTCTGCAATCATCAAGACTGCGCCGACGTAACCGATCTGCCAGTTAGGCAGGGTCGATTCAAAGCCGGTAAACACAAACGAACCCTGCTCATGGATGTACAGGTTCAGGTAGTTCGTGTTAACAAAGTAGACGGTTCCTTCTGGGCAGTATGGATCTGGGTAGATCGGCACACCGGCAACCATCAGGGCGCGGAACGCAGCCTGTGGGCCATTGCTGTCTGCATCAAACCCAGATCCTGGGGTGATGACATACTGCTCTTGACCAACGAAGTCTTGCGCCAGAAGCGTCCAGGTTCCGAATCCGCAAACACCAAACGAAGGCACTTCAGCACCGTTCTTTACGGTACCCGAAATGTATTGCAGGACGTTTTGACGGGTTGGGTTGACGTTACCGGCGTTGTAAACCTTCGACTTCCACCAAGTGTAGGTGCTACGGTTAATGTTGCCGTAGGTCGTCAAGTTCGTGCCATCGTCAATCGCGCCAGGAAGCCCGATAAACTGCTGCGTGTTGGTGTAGTTGTTGTACAGCGCGGTCGCCATAGCATCCATCATGACGTTGGTCGCATCGTTCATGCGAGCCTCAACCAGAGGAATGATTGCAGCGTCTTGCTGTGCCACACCTTCCATTCCCAAGAATGGGACTGGGGTGATCATCAACTTGAGGTTGTATTCAGCGTTGAACGCACCTTGCTGGACAGACGGTTGAGCGAAAGATCCGCTGTAGTCTGACCACTGTGCGTTAACAAACTGTGCCCCTTGGACGGGGACGGTGACTGAAGAAACACCACCGCTGGCTTGCTGACTGTTAGCAATCAGAGCTGCAAGTAGGGGCGTCGAGTTGTAAAGTTGTACAACCAGCTTGGGGATAAACGCCCTCCGAGTTACATAAGTAAGCTCGGTGTATTGGGTAGATCCCGTAGCCGGAAGAATTCCACCACCAATAGGCATGTTTATCTCCGGTAAAAATTACAAACCAATAGGACGATTCGGACGGCGCAGTTCTTGTAATGCGCTGACCGCTTCGTTTCTTGCTGCGGTTACAGGGTTTTTCCAGTATTTATTCAGATCCATTTTCTGAATAATTTGTGGGTTATACCCTGATGGAGTGGGCGTAGCAGACTGCTTCATCCACTGGTGATACTCAGCGGCGGTTTCGTGATTAGTGATACCCCGGTCAAGCATAATTTTCTCGACTTCCTTAATATCATCTTCCGTGTTCACCAGACCCTTTGCTTTGATGGCATTGCGCCGACGTTGCAAATCATCTAGTGCATCCTTCTCACGCAGCTTGTTTTCCAACGATTGGACTCGTTGTTCTGCCAGTGACAAGGCTTTGTTGGTGCTCTCTTCAATTTCCAGTTCTGGAATTGGAAGATCAGGCTTGACTTTCTTCGTCATCCGCAAAAATTCTTTACGGGTTGACGGATTTTCAGCCAACTGTTGAGCGAGCGCCGCGAGTTCATCACGGGCGTCGATACTAAGGTTTTCAAGAGACATTGTTACCCTCGTTACAATGTGGTGTTAGATGACTTTACGACCGTCTGCTGGCTTTTGAACAATCATGCGGTTCTTAGAAAGATCGCTAGGCTTGTCAAGGCCACCAAAACGTGAAAAACGGGGAGTGTTAACAATCTGACCGTTTTCCTGCTTATCGTCCGTAGGACGGCGTGGGGCCGATGCGCCCCGAGGTTTAAAAAGATCCATTTTTATCCCATCTTAGGAGGTTGCGGCGCACCTGCGCCTGGGGGCGTCATACCGGGGGGCGGTGCTGACTGGAGAGACTTGGCCTCGGGAGTCATGCCGCCAGCTTTAGGCAGAGTCTGCAACATTTGCAAAATCTCTGACTGCTGAAGTTCAGCCGTCTGGTTGCGTTTCCCGCCTAGCAAACCACCTAGCTTGCTAGTTGCATCAATAATTGCTTTGCCTTCTTCCGAATCAGAACCAATTGCTGGCAATGATTGCTCCAGAAGATCAAGAGCAATTGAAACGTTAATCATTGCAGCTTCGCGTGTACCCATTTGTTTCTCAGGGGTAGACATTGGCGAAGCCATAGGAGGAGATTCATCCGCACTTGGCGGCTTGGGTTGATCACCAGGCATCGACGCATTTGCGCTGCGACTGCCTTTCATCAACTCCATCAATTTATCACTAGGTACGCTCATTTGCGAACTTTTAAACTAATAATTTATAAAAGTCAAGTGGGAGGCTCATCGCCCACCTCCCGCAGGCCGGTTTAAAAACCTGTTACGACGCAATTACTTGCGACCTTTACGACCACGGCGTGCCATGACAGTCTCCTAATTGGGGCCACTTAAAGGGGTAAGCAGCCATACCCATAACCACTATTGCGGATTTACCGACGGGTCTTACGACCCTTCATTTTGCGTCCGTACATTTCGTACCTCATTTGCGAGTGTAATCTCGGGTCATACGGGAATTATTCCCCGCAGATCCCATCCTATTTGACTGTGTTCTATACGTCAAGTTAGGCGTTGCCGGTCTTTGATCCAGAGTTTTAGTGGTCACTCTGGGTTGATCACCGTTCTTTTGGACTGCTTGGTTAGCCATTCTTTTTCTCCGGTGGCTGCATAGCGGCTTGTTGGGCTTGCTTTGCTTCCATTTTCCTGAGTCTGTCTTTCAATTGCTGCTTCATTGGCGGTTCAACCAAGTCTAGCAAAGATTCTTTGTCAATCACACCGGCTTTAAACAAATTAAATGCCATTTGCCGTGAATCTTCCATGAAAATGGGAGAATTCGAGTGTGCATCAACTTTTACAGCGTAATTCTTGGGCAATTGTTCTGCAATGAACTTGTTGCCGTTGAGATCCGTGTAATGCGTGTTCCCATACGTCTGCATCATCTTCAGATACAGCGTTGCCATCTTTTCCAGAGAGTCTTCAATCACCAGAGCACGTTTCTTAGCCCTAGAAGACCCTAATCTGGCAAGTTGGCTGGCGTGACCAGACGATCTGACCCCAGACTCCCCCCGTCCCTGCAAGACGGACACAATACCGGATGCTTCCTCAAACATGGAATCAATCTCGTTGATTTCCCTAAAGAGGTCTGGCGGCATCTGCGGAGATAACTTCTCAATCTTAGCGTTGGGCATGTCCGTGGACAGAAGGCCACCAGCACGGTTAAGTGCAAAGTTCTTCTCGTCCAGAATCCCCGTAAACCCGATAAGAGAGGTCGGAGGATTGACTTGTTTGGAGAGCAGGTCGAGGATTTCTGCCATCCGTTTATTCCGCATCTGTTGCAGGAATATCAAGCGGGAAACCTCGGACTGTCCCCAGAAGTAGTCGTATAAAGGCAACGGGCAAATCTGAACAAACGGCAATTCGCCTTTCAAAAAGACGGTTGCTCCAGGTCTGTCGTAAATGATGATGTCTGGATCTGCCTTGGTGACTACTTGATAATCTTCAGTCTCGTCATTCCAGATCCACAGTTCCGTCATCTCAACGGTAGGCTCAGACACTTGAGCCTTGTAGCGGTTTTGGCCGGACAGATCGAGGTTAACGTTCCCGTACAGAGTCGGGTCCGTCTGGCTCATGATGATGCGCTGCAAGCCGTTAGGAACGTCTGTGCGCTGGTGTTCAGAGTAGGTGATACGCTGGACAATCTCCTCCCGTTTTGGGTGAGAGTAGAGCCG